AACCGATACGCGAATGATCAACGTATTCTTAATTCCAGACGTTACTCAGTTATTCCTACAAAGCTCAGATTACTTTAAGCTGCCATTATCGAACTTCTCGTTGACTCAGTTCCAAAAGAACGAACTTTTGAAGTATGTGGAACGGTCCGGAACGAAATTAGTATCAACGGACATAACGTTGCTCGATCCGATCCTGATAAAATACGTTCTGAACGTCAGCATAATCGCATTCGACGATGTCGAAAACGAAATCATAAAAACTGACATAACTGACGCCATTGGAAATTACTTCATCAAGCTTTCAAGAAACGATAGAGTTCCAAAGAGCGACCTTATTTCTGTCATTGAAGCGGTTAATGGGGTTGACTCCGTTAGCATATCGATAGTTTCCGAACTTAACGAAAATGTATTCATTGCTGATCCAGCAAGAGATCCTAACCTTTACATTGGTCTCGACGAGTTCAACGACATCATAATGAAGATCGACGAATTCCCAGTCATTCGTGGTGGTTGGAAGGATCGTTACGGAAACGTTTACCAAGAAGGAATTTCGGAAAGTTCGCTTGGTGCAGTTAATATCGAAATAAAAGCACAGAAAGCTTCACGTAAAAAATTGACCATATTATGATAAGAAACTCCATTTACTGGACAGTGTACAATCGAAAGGACAAGCGCCTACATTTAGGGTTCAGATACAAGGATAACGTTCTGAAGAAAACCTTGTCCAATCAGATGTTCGGTGCGAATTCAATGATGGATCAGTTCCTTGCTTACATGGAACAATTCATTTACGAACACATCGAAGCGATAAAGCAAGTAAAAATCTTCGCCAACCCTGCGTTGGACAAGAACGAAAATAGAATAAACTAATGGCAGGTCAACAAGTTTTCAATAAGGAAAAGAAGCAGCAGATTCGCGGAGAACTTGAGGATCTGTTACGGGGATATTCTGGTGGACCTAGCGCTGAGGAAGACATCGTCGACGAACAGATGGGTGAAATCGCGGCCGCTCCTCCGATAGATTTCGACGAAATGAATAGGAAGTTCGAAAAACAAGCAAAAGACATAACTGGTTCAATGCTAAAGTTTTACGTCGATCTAGGAGTCATCGATAACGTCGAGTACTTAAAACAGAAACAGATATTGGACAACACCAGCATCTCGAACATATTCTTCCAATTAAAGACCCTGCGCATGGCGATCGAAAAGATAGCCGAGGAAATAAATCAAGGAAACACGCATCCTCGCCTTTTCGAAGTTTTCGGTCAGTTGCAGGATAAGTTGACAACTGTCGTGAAGACCCAAGCGAATTACATGCTTTTTCTTGAAGACACTTACAAGAAAATCAATCAAGATGTTAACCAGAAAGGAACCGGCAATACTTCAGTCACCCCTCTCTTAGGAAATGAGAAGCAATTCTACATAACTGCTGGGACTAAAAATATCATGAAAGAGATAACAGCGGAGGAAGTCGACAACCCAGAAGTCGATGATTCTCGAACTAATCCGGGGAAAAAGGCTGAACTCATTCAGAAGTTCGGTATTTCTCAAGACGTCATCGAGGATAAGGTCGATGATATATCGGACGATGTTAACTCACTCGTATGAAAGATTTTCTAACCGAAACTGGCGGATCTTCCAGAATAAAACTATCAAACCTCGACCAGGAGAACTTAGCAATATGGACCTCGGAACGAGTCACTAGGTTATTGCAAGACGTCGAAGACGGGGTCATTGACATCAAGACGATAAAAAGTTCTCCTTTCAAGGACAATGACCCAGTATGGAAGAAACCCAACCTCATATTCGAGTACACCCCGGAAGAGGTTGAGGAAATACGAAAATGCAAGAATGACGTTCTGTATTTCGCGAATACTTACGCGCAGGTAATGACGGATGATGGTGTCCAACAGATCACATTAAGAGATTATCAAGAGGAAATCCTATCTGCATTCAAGAAGAATCGAATGAACATTCTGAACGCTTCTCGTCAGATCGGTAAGTCCGTCACTGCTGCAATCTTCATTGCATGGTTCCTGATATTCCAAACTGAAAAGAATGTCCTCACCGTAGCTAACATCGCTACCACCACCAAGGAAGTCATGGACAAGATCAAGTCCGTGCTCGAACATTTGCCTTTCTTCTTAAAGCCTGGTTGCGTTTCGAACAATGTCATGTCGATGAGGTTCGATAATGGATGCAGACTGATCGGTCGTACTACCACGAAAAATACTGGTATCGGTTTTACGGTTCACCTTCTGTACATCGACGAGTTCGCCCATATCAACCCATCTTACTTGAACTTCTTCTATCGTGCTATTTATCCTACTATTTCAGCTTCCACGTCGAAATCTAAGATCATCATCACCTCGACTCCTAACGGTATGAATAAGTTCTATGACATTTACATGGATGCATTGAACGGAAAGAACCAGTACACGGCATTACGTGTCGATTGGTGGCAGGTCCCAGGAAGGGATGAAGAATGGAAGAGACGTACTATCTCCGACTTAGGTTCTGAGGAAGACTTCAACCAGGAATACGGGTTGCAGTTCTTCTCGTCCGACGTTCTCTTGTTGTCATCAAAGACTCTCAAGAAGATATTCAAGTTGAGGTTGCCGTACGTTACTCCATCATGGGCAGAAGAGCCCGATGTTCTTTCATTATTGGAAGGGTTCTCAGCTCATCCAAACTTTGCAAAATTAACGGTGGAAGAGATCAAGTTAGACCCTCACATGTACGTGTTCTCTGTGGACACAGCAGACGGTTTGAATCAAAACTATTCCATCATCAACGTTTTCAAGTTCGTTGCTTTGCCAGTTAAAATGTTAGAACTCGTAAAAGAATTCATCAAGAACGAGACTGATATTTTTGCCCTAGTTCAAGTAGCAGCATTCAGAACGAACACTAAGGACATCAACCAGTATTGCAATGCTCTGTCACATTTGATTTACAAGGTGTTCAATCCGGAAAAAGTTCGACTTCTCGTCGAATTGAACCACAAGGGTGAGTACATCATGGACAAAATAATGCAGAACGAAAACTACTGGAGTGGTATGTTAATATTTTCTAAGCATACCGAAGCTGCTCAAGCTTGGAAGCCTGGATTGAAACTGAACGTGAACAATAAGATCAAGTTCTGCGAAAGGTTTAAGTACCTAACCGCAGTCAATAAGATCTTACCGAACGAGTTTAAGACTATTCACGAGCTTGGGTCTTTCGGTAGGACCAGAAACGGTACGTATCGTGGTCAAAGCGGCAATGATGACCTTGCTATGACTTGCGTGAATACTGCAGCGTTCTTTGAATCTCCTAATTTCTGGGAAATAGCTAATGCTGAACTCGATAGGATGCCAGCCGAGTACATGGCAGAAGTGCATGAAAAGTACTTGAAGGACTCGTACTTCAACAAGGGAACTAATTACGATTACGGCATCCTTAATGAGCTTAATGGTTCTGGCCTTGGAATAGCAAGAAGCGCTGGTGTTAATCCAGCAATGGGAGAAGATTACATAAAGAACTACCGTGAAATATCGGAAAGATTCTATGGAAGTAATTCTGAAGAATTGAAACAGTACGGTGAGTCTGTTGAAAAATATCGACAAATGAATGAAACCAATCGATGATGCCAAGAATTACCTAATCAATAAGAAGCAAATATTTTCACAGTTGATCGAAGCGATAGAAGAATCGATCATCGGAAGCAAGAAGCAGATCTACTTGAAGAAGATAAAAATAATGGAGGAGGAAATCGATGTAATAGCAAAAAAAGACGAATGGGAAACTGTCCTTGAAAAGGCTCGCACATTTTTTGAAAGCATTGAGGATTACGAAATGTGTCAGAAATGCAAGAGCGTTCAGGACAAACTGAATGAGAGTAAGAAAAAAAAGAAATCGAATGGCTAAACAACCAAGAGAACCGCGTAAACCAAAAAGAATCATTGGCCTTGAAATCACAGAGAACGACCTACAACACATCACATTAAATCATTCGCAAACTAAGTACTTAAACTTAATCACAGAGAACGACATTACATTTTGTTACGGGCCAGCTGGAACCAGTAAAACATTTACTGCTTGCCTGGCTGCCCTCAAACTTTACACTGCAGGAAAGATCAATAAGATAATTCTCTCCAAGCCCATCCAAGAATCGGGCGAGAAGCTGGGATTCCTCCCAGGTGACATAAAGGAGAAAATTGATCCTTTCATGGAAAGTTATCGGTCCAATTTAGTAAAATTGCTGAAAAACCCTCATCTTGTGAGCTGGCTCGAGCAGATGGGAGTAATTGAGTACCGTCCATTGGCCTACATGCGTGGGTCAACGTTCGACGACTGCTTGATGGTTCTTGATGAAGCGCAAAATGCTAACTTCAAACAGCTTATGCTATTCATCACAAGATTAGGTAAGGAATCGAAGGCCGTGGTCTGTGGAGACGTCAGTCAATCTGACATCGCCAGAGAACAAGTAGCGCTTCCTGACTTTATTAAGCTGATGAAAGGACTTGCCGGCTTAGCAGTGCATAAGTTTGGAGAAGAAGACGTTATGAGAAAAGACATTCTGATCCAGATAATAAAGAGATACGAAGAATGGAAAGACAAAAATCCGAACCATCAATTCTTAAAGTAAAAATAACCAACTTAATATGAACGCGTACGATGAAATTAACAAGCAACTTAACGACGAAATGCAAGCACTCGCTGAAAAAATCAACGGAAAAAATTACACAGAGAAAGACAGAAATCGGTTAGCATCAATAATGTACCCGAAGCTCAAATTTTTCATTTGGAAGTTTTTTAAGGATCAACCAGAGGCAAGCATCGAAACAGAAGAGGCCCTTCACAACACACTATTCAAAATTTTCAAAGGCCTCGAATCCTACAATGCCGATTACCGCTTCACTACTTGGATTTACACAATCGCCAGGAATGAAGCCCTACTTCACAAGCACAAGATTACCAGGCAAATCACAGTAAAGCTTGACAGTTTAACTCATCCTCCGGTAATCGAAGACAATTCAAGTTCTAACTTGGAACGCGAGGAGTACCTCAACTCTTTATTCGCAATGACCCATGCTGAAATGTTCGCTCTACCAGAATGCATCGAAAAGGACATCCTTATAGATAAAGAAATAAACCAGATGAAGGGAAATGATATTGCAGTCAAGTACGACATGAATCTCAACACGGTTAAAACCAAGATCCGTAAGGCTCGTAAAATGTTAAGAGACCGTGTGTTAGAAAACAACCCGCACATGAGGGAACAAATTAACGAATATTTTTGAGTATGACATTACTTGAGGCATTAAAACCACGAACTTTTTACGAAACCTTGACCAAGGTGCTTCGTAATTTTGCGAACAGGAAATTCTACCAGAAACAGTTGAAGATCCTGCTCGTCGATGGTTCCTTAAAGACGAACGGAATGCGCCTGGACAAACGATACCGAGCGTATTACGTTCTCAATCTGGAACCTGAAACGTTAATGATGGGTGAGGAAGTTCTCGACTTAGAAAAGAGTCGAGTGTACGAATCTCTATCCAAAAAGAAACCTTTGTTCGAAAAGGCAGGATTGGGAGAAATCATTGAAGCTCAGACCGAAAGAATAAAGAACGCCGATTACTATGCGTACTTGATTCAGATAAAGTATCGCCCGATCGCTACGATATGGGACGTCCTGTATGTTATGACTTGGGGAGCCGTTGCTGGGTTCGCTCTTTATTTCCTGATTCGATTGGGATTTAACTATCAGAGCATAGCCGATTGGATTAGCAACACAATGACTTCGAAATAAATAACTAAAAGACGAACAGCGATGAAATTCATTGAACAACACATCATCAAGATCCTAGTAGCTTTTGGCTTCGTCTTCGCCATTCTATTCGTCCAGAACTGTTCCACTTCTCGTAAGTTGGACAAACTGGAGAAGCAGGATAAGATAACGAATGCCAGGTTAGATTCTATCGCAACTCGTGATGAATTGACTAAAGCTCTCACGATCGAAGGTCTAAAAGCAGAAAAACGTATGATTCAGGCAACCGATCGAAAAATGCTAGATGTTAATCGTCAAACTGCTATTGACGAGGAGCTTAAAAAAATTGGAAGCAAATAATAGATGAAAAAGAAAACGGTGCACTATTTCGTAATAAGTGCATTCACGTTGCTCTACGTAATTACTTCCCTCATATCAACGGTTCACGTCGTTGATTTTTTCGCGTTAACTAACCCGATGTGGTTGGCAATTGGCCTTGCTGTGGCTTACGAAGTTGGAGCTGCGGCTTCATTGGCTTCTATCGTTGCATTGCGCAAGATGAATAAGACTATAGTTTGGGCCCTGTTCATTGTTCTAACGGCAATGCAGGCAATGGGAAATACTTACTTCGCATACTCTCACGCAAAAGATTACCAGCAATGGATAGAACTGTTTGGTCTGGTGGACGAGGATATAATTTATCAGAAACGAATCCTCGGTCTA